TATTAAGCAATTCATCCGAAAAGGTCCTTATTGCTTTATGAGTTTTATCGAATTTCATACTTTCTTTTTTAAATATTTCAGCTCTTATATCTATATATACTAAACATTTTCCAGCTTCTTTAAGTAAATGCTTATTTTTTGTTGCAAACATGTTTAATAATTCATCTGAATTTTCCTCATCAGCGTTTTGAATAGCCTCAAGTAAATACTCTCCAGTTTCTGTAATGCACGGTAAGAGATTCGAAATCATTAATTGTAATTCTTTTTCCTCATTTGCCAAAATCTCTTTTTCCGTTTTTCTTCTTCCTATTATTGTATTAATCCATATTGTTAACAATGCAATAATTGTAGGAGATATCCCCTTAAAAATTTCCCATGCAAAATCAACCATATCATATGTCTGCAAAAATTGTTCAAAACTCATCCTTTATCCCCTATACTTTAAAATATAAATGGAATCCAGTCCTTTATTTCTTTTAGTCCTCTGTAAGTCTTCATTAAAGCTGAATTTTCATGTAAATATTTTAATCCTTCAAATGTTACTTTTGCTCTATCTGGTATTAAACTGTATACTTTTCCAGATCCATCTCGAAGTATTTTTATATTCTTTATCAGTCCAGCCTCCTGAGTAATCTCTAATAAATCAGCAAATTTTTCATTTGAAATACCATAGTCTACTGCTTTAGGTATATTATCTTCCGATATCTCTTTTACAATACTAAAAACTATTTTAAACTGATCATTGACTTTTATCTTATCTTCCATTCTAAGTTACTCTCCTTCCACCGCCATTATACAGCAGAAGGAGAAAATTTCCAAGAATTACTAGTTTATTAAGCCCCATTTAGTTAATATTTACTTATTGCGAATCCTGCCCCAGTCCCAGACTCAAACAAATCTCCAGACCAATCTATTTCTATTCTACCTCTCCACCCATTTTTAACAATTTCTTTGATAGGTAACGTTTTTGTTTTGGTAGTTCCATCTACGACCTCATTTGTCGAAATTGACCAAGATGCTTCTGTACTTGTTCCAATCATTATTAATATACTTTTTGGAAGTGAGGTATCATAATCTTGCAAGGTTGTAATCCCATTTTTAGAAAGTGTCATTAATCTATAACAACCCTCGATTGAACAGCCAATCATAATATTAGGATGCTCTTGTTTCCCGACGGTATGCCTATCTCCAAACACAAACCCTATATAATCGTGGTGAACTTTTACATCTTCAAAGATAAAATGCTCACCATTACATGAAACACCTTTCCCACAATACCAAACATTGAGGTGCTTAGAAACCGCGTAAAATCGCTGTTTTAAGGCTTTTTCTTTTTTCCAAAAAGCAAAGATAATCAAAAAGGTAATCAACCATATGTTCGAAACATCTGAAGAAGGAGGAAATCTTGCACAAATGCGTCTCATATGGTACCAAAAAGACCTACTTTGCTAAAAATTTGATTATTTTAAATGATATTTTAAAGATACAAATAAAAAGAAATGCCTTAGCAGATTAATTCATATTCACATAAACATGAAGAATACTGTTAGGACATTTCTTTTTTATCCAGATATTAACACAAGGGTATCAAAATACAATAAAACAAAGTTGATTGATATATTCTTAAAAATAGCCACTTTTCCTTAAAACATCTATAATTCTCTTTTCCTCTATTAAGTAGATACCTTATATGAGTCTTATACAACTAATAACAAGAAATAATTGAAGAATATCCAACTCTTTAAAAAAGAGGATTTTTATTGAACATGCTAGATTTTAGATTAGAGTTATAAAATATTATTATCTTTATCATTTTTAATAATCTTGTAAGCTTCTAAAATTCCTTGCTTTACTGCAGATTTAATAATAAATGCTAGTAACGGAATTATAAAAAGAATAATGATTAAAGTAATAAATAGTATCATCTTTAAATCCATAGAGAACTCCATTTCTAATAACAATAGTAAGTGTTTCAAATTTATTTTAGTATAACATACTATTAATGAATGTAAAGAAAAATATTTCTAAATATAATTGCTTGATATATACCAATGTTTTATTTCTGTTCAATAGTAATTAAGTATTAAGTTTAAATTAGTGTATGAAATCAAAATATTTTATTTTAAAGAGATATTAACATATTAAATGGTAATCAAATAAACAATCGGAATAATAGTCAAAATAGAAAAT